CATGTCCGAATATCTGTATGCGGCTCACAGATGCGATTCCTCCCAATCAAATTCAACCACGCAGTTTGTCAAGCCGGTTTCGGTTATGATGATCTGATTGACTCCGGGGAGTAATTTCAGCCAGTAATCCCTGGGGGTGTTTGTAGTTACGGCGGAATTAGCAGAGCTTTGATCGTCGACAAGTTTTGCCTGATTGGCCAAGCAATTAACATTAAATTGCTGTCCTATGCCCATCGTGTAATCAATGTCAATAGACTCGCCGGTAGTGTTATTCAGGATATTCATATCCAGACGATAATTATTCTGCTGTGTGCCCATCGTAACCACTGGGGCATTGGCGGTTCCAAGATTAAGGGTTATGCTTCCGATTTGTAAATAAGCCGCATTAGATGCAATGGCAGAAAGCCCGCCATACAAATTCCATCTAAAGCGGTTATAAGTTCCACCAAGAGCGGAGGTTCCCGCAATTGCTGTCCAGGTTACCGGAGCGGGCGTGGCGATATTGACCACGTCCGCATACTTTTCTCCGCTGTTTGATCTTTGCAATCTGCGGTATGCTGGGAAAGAGGTTGTGGCCGAATAGATTTCTCCACTATAAATAAGTTGCGTTCCACCGCACGGATGGTATAAATCCCATGCCATATTCGCCGATTCTGCCTGCGCCCTATTTCCAACGGTATACCCGACACAAGCCATGCCCATATCCGTGAAAGGATCGGTATTCTGTGTTCCTCTGTTTCCTGAATATGTATAAGACTGGCCGCCCCTGGTAGACAACAAGGATGGGAACCACTGTAGGGAACGTTTGCCTGCTATCTCTCCAAATTCAGTCCATTTATGGGATATGTTCGAGGATATGGTCAGATTAATGGCCGGTTCGCTTTCATCGTCCTGTGTTGGGGCAACGGCATCCGAATTGTTATACATCAACCAGGCTTCGTGTTCAATGAATGTTAGCGTTCCCCCAGCGGGAGCCGTTCCTGCGGCAGTTCCACCAAAGATATTGCGGGTGATTCCGGTTACCTTGAATCCGGGCGTGGATATGTCCGTGTATCGTAGGTATTCTCCAGACGGGGATTTCAAAACGCCGGATGACGGAAGTTTCAATAAGGCATTTTTGGTAAGCGTCTTATAGTCTTTGTTGTTATGTTTAAATTCAATTTCACTTACGCTGGTAGTACCCAAAGCGGCTTTCAACACCAATTCAATCTTTGGCTTTAGCGAAACATTCGAAAATACTGTGGTCGTTCCGGTATTGAAGTTTCCAAACCATCTGTCATATTCATTATTGTCCGCAACAAATCGAATGTCATCTCCGACTGCGCTAACCAAAGTCCCTCCGGCTACCAATGCGCCGGAGTTCCATGTCCCAGTACCACTGCCATTATCAACAATGTTTACTGGATAGTTGATATATGTAATGGCCGCCGACGGATTACGAATCTCAATAAATCTCTTATATGCGTAGCTTCCGGTCTTTGCGCTGCCAGGGGTAATATAAATATCAGGGAAAGTTACGCGATCTCCAACAACAGTTCCAGATATTGTTCCCGGAGAAGATGTTATTGTCGCAATTCTTGCAGTCCAATCAACCGCTTTCCAAATAGGATTTGCGGCATATAAAACATATTCGCCATAATTAGCACTAAAGTCAGTCGGCTTTTGCACTACCGCATTTACATACCATTGCTTATTGGCGTTATCGGTATCCTGGCAAACAAATATCCTTTCGGATGTATCGGTCGTGTCCAGAACCGAATTGAGATACCCAATACTTCCCGCTATGATTTGAACCTGAATGGGGAGTAATTTAGATTGAAATTCCTTGCCAGCGTAAACAGGGAAGTTATTTGTTCTGCCAACCTCGATGATCTCGGTTGACGGCTCCATCTGCCCCTCGGTCATTAGCGTGGCATCATAATTAGTACCGTCGCTAATCGTCGATCCATTGAATTTAAAAGGTTTTAGATTCATTGTTTTAATTGCGTCATCAAATCAGTGGTTTTAATATCTTTGTCGATCTTGAAGGTAACCGGGCCGTAAAATCTCAATGTGTTTGAGGATTGCCCGGATACGGATTTATTTCCAGCTGGGGTAACATCCAACCTCTCGCCGCTGGATACTCGCACCATCATGCCGTCATTCGAGAATCCGGGAGGAACGACCATTCCGCCATGAGCCATGCCGACAAATGAACCGCCGTGCATACCACCTGACCCGGCTATATTTTCGGCCTTATTAAATTGAAATTGCGAAATTAATCCTGCCGCTAAAGCAGTAGCATTTGAAATATTTGACATAACGCCATTGATTAAAACATTTACTCTAAGGGTTATAGGAATGTCCGCGCTCAATCCCTGTAGTTGTTTTACTGCTCCAGGAATATCTTGAAGCATGGCATAGTATTGATCTGCGGTAATTTTTCCATCCTGAAAAGCGGTTGTGATCTTTGAAATGGCATCGAAGGCTGCCAAAGAATTTGCGTCAATCTCTCCGAAGGCGAAAGCAATGCCCATTTGTGTTTTGGAATCAACACCAAGATCGGATAGGGTAGACATAATAAAATCTTGATAAGATTCGTTCAGGTCATTAATGGCCATTTCCTGTTTTTTTGTGCTTTTCCCGGCCTTCTCCATTGCTTTCTGATATGCCTCGTATGATTTGGATAGACTATCCGATAAACCAGCTTCCAAGCGCATATCATCTATTTTTTGTTCTTCTTCCGTCGTATAATCTTTTACCTGCGTTTTTAGTCCTTTATAGGCATTGGCCTGGGCGGTAAGAGATTGCGCCTGCGAAAATTGAGTTTTTGTTAACATCCCGTTGGCTTCGGCTTTTTTCTTTGCCACTTCCGGGGACACAAGGAATTCAACACCATTAACAATCCCTTTTGAATTGGCGTTTATCATTGCCTTCGTGTAATCCTCATAACTACCCGTTAATATACTGATCGCCGCGTCCTGTTTGCCGATGGATTCTATTTGTTTTGGCGTTGCCACAAATGGAAGTCCACCATAAGCAGCCCATTCTTTTGCGTTCATTAATAATTCTTTATAAACAGTAGAGACGTGCTGGTATGGAGTTGAAATATCTATTAATAAGCCACCCTGTTTAGATAATTCAGCATTTCCCTCTTTCAAAATTTGTAGAAATAGCGCACGGACTTTATCGTTGTCTGTTAGCGCATCCGTTGATACCCCTAAAGATTTTGCATATTCTTTATTTGCAGTTATGGCGTCTGCCGTGAATCCAATATCGTCCAATACCTTTGTGCTTCTGCGGCCGATACCCCTTGTAATGCGATCAAAAGCATCTTCCGTTGTCAAACCAAAGGCTCGCCCTCTTTCAATGGCAATTTGCATAAGCTGGGCCATTTCATTAGCATTGTTAGTAATGCCCATTGTCATGGCCAGATTTGCCCCCTTCATAATGTCGTATTCAGTGATGGTGTTGAACGACGCCGACTTTACTGCCGATACGATTTTGGTCATATCTGAGCCGTAATTCGCGGCTAGTTTATTGGACGCTTGCTTTAGGCTAACAATTTCAGCGCCCTCGGCCGAAAAGTCAAATGCTTTTTTTGCGGTGAATATGGCCGTGGTCAACAATGCAGCGGCAGAGGTAATACCCAATAAGGCATTGGTAGCGGTATCACTCGTTTTTATAGATTCGCCCTTGATTCCATTGAGGGCTGTTTTGGCTTCGTTTGCCGCGTTTTTCAACCCGGAAGCATCGCCGCCAATTTCAGCCCAAACACGACCAACAAGTCCCATTTATTTTTTCCTTAGCTTTTCAGCGGATTTTATCCTTCCATCTTCGATTTGGAAAAACTCTTGCAGTTTTGCCATTGGCAGATTATCAATATATTCAAGCGTCCAATGGAATCTCTCTGCGATAGTCCATTGAATCAACTCATATGGTTGTGCTTCCCCAAATGCAAGCGCGCTATAAACACGCTTGCTTAGGTAGGGTTTGTAAGTGGCTGAGTTCCGATCCGAATGAAAGCGTCAATGATCAATCTGTAATCCGGTTGCGGTAGTTTTCCAATTTCTCCGGCATCAAGTCCAGTTGCTTTTGATAATATTTTGTATTCTTCTTCTTCGGTTGTGTTCACCTTGACGGCAGTTTTCCACTCGGTAGTAGAAACTTTCATCATGTCAATAATTACTTCATTGCCTGAATACAGTTTTACCGTAGCCTTGAAATCCTCAGCCACTTTATATTTAGGTTCGTCTGCCATAAGTACCTCCCGTTATCCTATTAGCTCGTTCCTTCTGATTCAGCGCCATTCTGCTGGAAATTGGCGGTTACCTCGACCACGTCGTTGTAAGGCCAGGAATAGGCCGCGCCTTGTGAAATGGCCGGGATGGTTATCTTTGGCTTTCCAGAAGCGGTACCTTCTGGCTGGATGATAAGCGTCCCAATATTTCCGCGCGAGATGGTGGAGTAGGTGGCGGTTCCACCACTATTCGTTCCGCCCTGCATATTGGCATTGAAAGTAACCACGCCACTTTTTACATTGGGGATAAAGCTTTTGTGGGTGGCAGCCCCGGCGGTCTTTTCAATCAGGTTGATGTCGGGTGTCCACGTACAGCTTTTGTGGTCTCCTGTTAGGATGGTGGTTGCTGCCGCTTGAATCCAGGTAGTAACCAGACTTGATCCTGCGTAAGTGTTATCGTTCATTTTTATAGCTCCTTAACTTGTTTTTCCAAATCTTGCTCGATATAATCCACCCGCCATCCAGACTTTTTCCGTGGATGATTGGTTATCGATATTCTCTAAGTCCTGCTCGCGCGCTAACCAAAAGTTATTCCAGCCGGTTATGGTCAATGATTTTCCATGTAGTAATGTGTCTATCTGCGCATCAATTGAACCAGCGGCAGCTGCACTTACTGCAGAGTATCCTCTGACAAACAGGACAATATTTTTCCTGCGGATGGGCGTTTGGTTCTCGTCCCCACCGGCCTGCGTGCTGAAAACCACATAGGGCAAAGTGGCGTTATCCGGTGCCTGGATGTGATAAATAGAAGCAGTTCCGGCCAACAAAGAAGTTAGCGCGGTTGCAGCAGATAAAGTTGAATATATTGACAAACTTATCTCGTTCATGTTATACTTTCGTATAAAGGAAAATAAATATGATTAAAATAACCGAAAAAGACACTAATAGATTTTGGTCTAAAGTTGACAAACGCGGGCCAGATGAATGTTGGGAATGGAAAGCGGGCAAATTTAACAATGGTTATGGTGCTTTTAATTTGCCAGATAATAGACCGCATGGCGCACATAGAGTTTCTTATTTTATTTCGCATGGATTTATACCGGAAGAAATGTGCGTGTGCCACAAATGTGATAATCGTGCTTGCGTAAATCCGAAACATCTTTTTATTGGAACAATTAAAGAAAATACTATTGATGCCATGATTAAAGGTCGTCTTGCAACTGGCAAGAGAAATGGACATTATACACATCCAGAAAAAACAAGACGCGGATTTAAGCAAGATCCTAAATATATATTTTATGGAGAAAATCACTGGACAAAAAAACATCCAGAGCTTATAAAATATGGGGAGAATAAATATAATTGTATTCTTACAAAAAATCAAGTAATAGAAATTAGACAACGCTCCCAAAATGGGGAGACCAAAAGCAGTATATCTGCCGATTATCCAGTCAGTTATTCTCTTATTTGTAGAATTGCCAAAGGCAAAGCATGGAGATGGATAAAATAATTTACTCATTCAATTAGCGGCCTCCATGTAGTTTCTGATAAGAATTGACTTGCCACAGTTTCGGAAGCCGGGGCAAGGAATGGATGGGCGGCCATCTTGTAGGTTCCGAGTTCCTGATAGATGTCATATTCAGCATCAGATTGAACCCTGACCGTGCTGACATCCACCATGAAACTTTGCAAAGAATCTCTAAGCCAGCCGGTATCAACAGGGGCAAAAGACTTGGCATATCCCTCAATTGCGAACCCAAAACCGCGCACGATCTCCGGTGTTTTCGTATCGCAATTGACCATGATTTGTTCCAGCCCACCCAGTTCAGAGCTAATATTGATAGCGATGTTCATATGCGCTCCAGATAAGCCCTAACGGATGCTTTCCAGCTTTTATCAGTATCAACGGAAGTAATGTTATAGGTCTGCCCATTCACCACAAAC